TATATAACCTTCATGCAGGGGTATTGGGTAGTATCTTTGTACGTAGCCTGTCGTTCTTACTTTGGATCCATTTCCGCCGCTCGCAAATACAGTATTAGTCTCACTGAAAGTTAGAATTAAATTCCCATCGTAATCATAAACCGCAGGATCGCCACCGTCCATGCCGAAGTACCTTAGACTCGGAGAATTTGCAAAGAAGCAACCCGTATCCAAGAACCCCGGTATCAACTGCATGAACCCGCCGCCGTCCATATCCCAAAGCTGCCCGTTCTGCGCGGTCTCGACAACGATACGGCGATTATAGGTATCGGGGTACCATTTCACTAACGCGCCATTGGGAGTGCTGCCATACTCCAAAGCATGGCTATCGTGGTATATCCCGTCGTTGTGTAGTCCCGCTGTTACCCCTTGGTGGCTCATGTTATATTACCGCCCAAACTCTGGGTTCGTCTTCTTCCCAATTAATGGGGAAAGAGTCGCCATCGGTCACTGCGCTGAGCGTTCCGATAGTCCCGCTCTTGCTCTTATTGAATATCAGCGAGCCAGAAAAGGAACTATTGTTAGCCCAGTTATATATGCCGGCCGAACTATTGCCGGCGGTTGCGCCTTGAATCTGCGCTGCCGGGGTAAGGGCGGTTGTGATAATCTTGCTCGCAACAGTTGTTGTGTAGCCTTGGATTAACTGCCCCGCGTTGTTGACAATAAAGGGCGTTGAGTCAGGGTTTGTGGAATCTTCTACGCAAATCGCATTTAGCGTCCCGGTTGATGTCACGCGAAGAGCAGCGTAATTCGGGCTTGCAATCCCGCCATAACTTGAATTGATGACTACAATATCAGCCGCGTTTGAGCTGCTAACCTCTAATCCGGAGCCACCCCCAGTGCCGGAATAGTTTGCTGTAATCGCAAAAGCCGAAGAAGTTGAATCTACTGTAGATGTTGATGGAGCACTGAAAGCGGCAGAGCCGGCGCTGATAACAGCAGAAGAAATGGTCATGACGCCAGTGCTGTTCGCAATGGTGGCAGAAGCAGTCCCGTCCTTTGCCTTGATGTTCGTGACTTCCAGCGTGGTGATATCAATCGCTGGGTAGCTCGAAGCATTCAAAAGCTGAAACTGCGTCCCGTCATACACCACCGTATACATCAGCCCGGAGACAATCTCTCCACCCACACAAGCAGCTCCATTGAACTGCACATCTTTCGCGCCCAAAGAGTCCACGTTCAGCGTGGTAGCACCGGTGTTCGTGCCCCCAGCCTTGAACGTATACAGGTCGCCCTGTGCATAAGCCGTCATCGTGCGCGAGGCAGCAAGTGCAATAGTGTTCGTGCCCGAGCTAGTGTTCACCCCGTCCGTGTCTGAGCGGTATCGAGCCACCGCCGCCATGACTTCGCGGGCAGCATCGTTGACAGTCGAGGGAGCCATGCCCTCGGGGAATCCGTTAGGAGGCGTGGCGTTGTTCGAAGCGGCAGTCGTTGACCAGGTATTTAGTTCGCTCATGGCTTCCTCTGAAGCTGGATGGAGATGGGGCCTTGAGACTGATGGCCCCGGAGATATTCGGATGACGCAAGGGCTGCGCCTTCTTTGTACTGATTAGCCCACAGGGAAGCCTCGTCCTCGGCCATCAGGTAGCGATTAGCCCAGAACATCGAGGCGGACAGGTACACGTCTGGGAACTTTGTCAGCAGCCAGTTGGTGGTATTTGAAAGACTGAGAGCCGGAATACTTGGAAAGTAGGATATCTCGTAGGCATATCCATCATCCGGGGCTACGTCAAACTCGATGATGTCCGTCAGTCCAAAGTAAGCCGGTTTCCCTGTGCCAGATCGACGGTACTGCCTGAGCTGTTCGTCTGAAACAAAGGTCAGAGGGAGTGAAGGGTCGGCCGTCAGGGTCAGGGCGTTGAGTTCTTGAAAGTCGGCAGGGATGGTCAGGCTATTCGTACCTGACGTCAGATTCCCTGTGAGCCGGGTCTTGTTAGCCCGAATGCCGCCCATGTTGGCCGCCGTGCGCGGCAGGGGAGGGCGCTTGAACATAGACTCGGCCAGCTGGATGAAGTTAGCTGTCTGTGCCGTTGTCAGGCTGGACCTCGCGAGCCAGTCGGTTATGGCTGACTGGAGGTCAGAGTAAGTCGAGATTGCCATTCCGGCCCCCTTTATGCTAGGGCCTAAAGTATACCCCTTTTTTTAGGATGCAACCTTTTTTCCGACTGCGCGCATATCACGCATTGCAATATGCGTTTTCGGTGCTTCAATCATAATCATTTCACACCCGGCATCCTCCATCACTGCCGTGATTTCAGCCATGCAGTAACACCATTTGTGCGTCATTTCTTCTGACTCGTAGCAGGGGTCTCCGTACAAACCCCACAGACTAAGCCGCGCGTCCATTGGCTCTCCGGTGGTTCCCTTCTCAATCATATAGCCCAGAATCTTGTCGAAGCAGGGCATCTCCAGAACCAAGGTTCCGCCAGGTTTAAGCACCCGAATCCAGTCCGCCAAGATGTCAGGGACAGTCCACCGCCAGAAGTGCTCAAGGACATGGTAAGCGTGGATTTCATCGGCATGGTTGTCAGGAAAAGGTAAAGGCTTAGAGATGTCTGCCTCCACGTCAGGCTTGATTCCTGACCAGTTCCCGCTGAGGTCTACGTTCACAAACCCTTCCATGAGTTTGTGCCCGCACCCCAAGTTGAGCTTCACAGGCTTTGCAGCGTCTCGTTCCATTTCTGGCCTATCCTTTCGGGGCTGAATCGGTCTCGAACGTAGTCTTGGGCTTCCTTGATTCTGGGCGTCGTGTCCTCGCTCATGGCGTACTCAAGTCCCTTTTGAGTATTCCCGCACCATATCCCCGGAATCTCCTCGTAAGCCTTGAGAGGCCCGCATACCGGGAATCTGCCAAGACGGACAGCCGTCACTGCCCTGTTTGCAGACTTGCATGCGCTTTTTCCGGTCGGCAGGAATACGGCGCGGCAGCGGTCCATTTCTTCAAGAATAGCAGCAGGAGACCACGGAATAGCCCAGTCCTGCTCGACATTGGTCAACATGCGAAGTGTCCACGGACTGGAGGCAGGAATTGATGTATACGCTTCGTAAAGCTCCTGTAGGTTGCTTCTATGCCCGAACCATAGCACCCCATCACCCTCAGCCTTTGCGGGCTTCTCGTCGTGCTCGTAGGGGTCGTCGATAACCGTTGCTCCTCTCCCGGTCATCTCAAAGATTCGGAGACGCATAGCCTCGGAATTACAGGTAATGTGGTCTGCCTTCTCACAGGCCTCAAGGTAATGGTCTGCGTGCTGGCCCGTGAAGTGGTCGTCGCATACGTCAAACACTATCTTGTCGAACCGCCAGCGCAGGCTAGGGCTCCAGCGCCAGTTGTGTTTCGACATCACCGCGACAGAATCACCTTCTGCCCATCCCAGCTTCTGGAGTTGCCGGAATGGGATGAGGTTCCGCAACCTGGTCGAAGCGATGGTGGCGTCAGTCTGGAAGAACGTGACTTTCACAAACTAAGCCCCAATTCTCGGATTCTTTTTTCTGCTATCAGGAAATACTCTTCCTGCCTTTCAATTCCTATGAAATCAAATCCCTCAATTGCTGCCGCTTTTCCTGTGCTACCGCTGCCCATGAACGGGTCCAGAACAACGCCGCCCGGTGGCGTCACCAACCTGCACAAGTAACGCATAAGCTCAGTTGGCTTAACCGTTGGGTGATTGTTGTCTCCTCGGTCTCGTTTACTTGCCTTCGCGCAGTAAAAGAAGCGAGAAGAATCTCTCAACAATCCCGCCACCTCGTCGCTGCCATCGTGGATTAGGTTGGCGGGCCAGCGGCCGAGGACGTGCGCTGCTTGTGGTTCGCAATCGAGCTGCCCACTGCCGCCCCCCACCGTCTTGCCGCCACGAATGTCACATCGAGTCGTGCTGTTGCGCTCCCACGCGCCAGCCACCCTGCACCCATCCACATTGAGCGCCCCGGTGCCGTGCTCCAGCACGTTTGCGGCCACGGTGCCCGTCAGTGGTTTGCGGGCCACGGTGATAGGCTCCAGCGACGGCTTGAGAGCGGTGCCCCAGCCGGACCATTGGCGGGCGGCTTCGGTGGCGGGGGAGGTAATGTTGTGTTGCTTTGCGGCGTTTTCTTGACCGTGCAAATCAGCCCATGACCCACCGCTCAAATTCCGCGAAACGGTGTATTGCCCGACCACCTCGCGCTCCGCGCCCGCCGCCTTGTCGATCGCCTTGCTCACATCCAACGACTTCGGAAACCCCGACCCATAGACCCAGGCGATCATGTCCCGGATCTCGAAGCCCGCATCCTCAATCCGCACTGCCATTCGGTGCTGCGTGCGGGTGCCGGCGAAGGCCAGCAGATGCCCGCCAGGCTTCAGCACGCGCAGGCATTCAGCCCATACCTCCACACTAGGAACGTCGTAGTCCCACTTTTTGCCCATAAAGCTCAAACCGTAGGGAGGGTCCGTCACTACCGCATCAATGGAGCAATCAGGCATCCCGCGCATAACCTCTAAACAATCACCTAGATGCAAGCTCACATCACCCCCAGTCTTTTCAGCACCGGCTCTGCATGGACCGATTTACCCATAAGTTCGATCCAAGAGCACGAGGCGTTCATCGACCGATATTCCTCATGCCAGTCCTGTGCATAGTCGCATCCCCGAACCTCGGGGAAATGCGGCACGCCCTGAGTGAAGTGCACCAGCTTGGCAGGGCGCATCTCTTCAAAGCCTACGCAGAAGTTCCACTCTGGCGGGATGGTCCCGATGCTCTTTGCCCAGTCCAATCTCTGCGGCATTGAGGTTTCTTCGTCGATATACGCGGGAGTCAGGGTCTGGCACAGCGCGTTATCAAACACCATCAGGGAAGGCCATTCAAAGCGTTCCTGATGCTTTGCAACATAGACTTCATGGTTCCCGTCTACCAACTTCCCGAGCTCGTGGACATCTCCAAGGACCAGCATGTCCGAATCCATGAACACCGAGATTCCCCGGTAGTTGCAGAGGAACGGGGGAAGGTATCGACTGAAGGTAAAGTCCGTCAGGCCCCTACGCTGGATAGGGAGCTGTGGGAGGACCAGCGGGATAATCTGGACGGGCTTAGAAGCCCTGCGGATTATTGACCACTGTAGGACGTTGTAGGAGACCGGAGAGCGCGGATCGACTCCGACGAAAATACGCATAGCCTCAACCTCTCGATGATATCGTTTATATAGTTTTCAGTCCTGTCCAGAAACTGGACGGATTTGTACCACGGCGTGTGTTCATGCCAATGAGGCGTTGAGTGCACTGCGACAATCGCAGGGACACCCAAGGCCCCGGCAGCGTGGTAAGCCGTGGTCGGGACACAGACTACTGCGTCAAGGCAGTCAATCAGCGCGATGGTGTCCTCGTAGTTCTCGGTCTGCGTTCCCCATGGAAAGACATGCACCGGATACCCTAGCGTGTCGGTGTCTTTGTATTCCAGTGAGATGAAGTCTGCATCCAAGTCAAACAGCGGAGCCCAGTTGTCTAACTTGACGTTCCTGCTGAACCAGCCATGCGCGCCCGGGGTTCCACCCGTCCATGCAATGCCTATCTTCGGACGCTTGCCCATAGCCCGCAGGAGAGCCGCCCACTGGAAGCGTTTCTCTCGGTGCGGGATAAGGTAGGGTTTACCGGGAAAGTCGCTCACAGACCGCCTACGGAAGCGCTGGAGCTCGCTCATCGAGCACTGAAAGTCTGCATCGACCTTCCACTCGATTTCCTTCTTGAACTGAGACCCGTAGACCTCGGCCCTTGGGAAGGCGCTCTGAAAGACCTTCTCTAGTTTGGGATGGCAGACAATCTGCGAGACGTTGACTTCGGGAATGGTGGAGCAGAAAGCAATCTGGTCGCCTAGGCCTTGTTCTGCATAGACCAGCACCCGGCCTTTCTTGCCGTTCCAGTCTGGCAGTCCGTAGTTGTGCTTTTCTCGGAAAGCCTGATGTCCCATGCCTTGGGCATACTCATCCCAGCCTTCACCGTAGCGCTGGGTATGCAACAAAGCAAAACCAAGAGCAACATGGCCCTGGGGATGTTCTTCGAGAGGGATTGCCTTACGCGCATAGTCTTCCGCCTCCTTGAACCGATAATTCACTGCATGCGAAAAGGCGATAGATCGAAGGATCGAAGGATTCCCGGGAGACAGGCTCTCAGCCTTAAGCATGGAGTCTGGAGGAGCCCCGTCCAGCAGGGATGCTTCACATGTTCCTCGGACCAACCAGCAGCGCCAGTCATCAGGGGCGAGGACGGTGAGCTTTTCGGCAACCGCTAGAGCGAGAGGGCTCTTCTCGGTGTCAATGAGGATTTTCGACATCAGAAGCAGGGCTTCTACGTCGTTCGGATTCCTTGCAAGCGCCTGCATAACCGTATGCCCAGCGAGTTGGTACTCTCCCTGGGCATAGGCTTTTTCTGCAACTTGAAGGTCTAGACTCGCCCCGTTCCCGTTCTCAGGTATCGCCATTCTGGGTCATTTAATAGTCGCTTGATTCCTTGCGTATGGTTCTTATCGAACACATCCACCCCGTAATCGCGCTTCCATTTTAGTATGACGGTATTTGGAATGGTAGCGACATGCCACCAACCCTTGGCAATTCCCTTTCGAGAATACTCATTCAACCCCTTCGCACCGCCAACGTCATGCGTCTGCGTGCGTCGGTTAGATTCCAGAAAGTGTTCGACGTCCTGAATCTCTTCAATGACCGTTTCTTTCGTCAGGTCATCGTAGTGATGGAACGTCG